CTTGAGAGCCGTATCCTTGCGATTTCTGGCATCGAGGACATCCAACACACGACGCTCAACGACCGCGAGGAGAACTTGATGCTTGGGCTTGACGAACTTGCAGTTCGGGGCGAGGTGCAGAATGGATAAAGTCACAAGAGATGTGCGTGTCGAGCGATATTATCCGTCTGTCGTTGCGCTCTCGGCAGAGTTTAAAACTCTTGCGAGGATCGAGAATCCCGAGTTTGTGGTGCTCTGGGAACGGGCTTGGCGGCGTTTTGCGAATACGTTTGTTTATGAGATTGACGAGGAAGGCGCAGCGCGTTGGGAAACAATGCTGCGCATGGTGCGTGGCGACAGCCTACCGATCGAGGAACGAAAGCGTCGTATCTTGGCTCGTATCAACGCGATGGTACCGTATACAATACGCTCATTTCGAACGATGCTTGATGCGATGTTTGGGGAAAATACCGTAATCCCATTACGCATCCTAGCAAAACGTGAGTTATGGCTTGATATTGCGCGTACGCATATTTTTCGTGCGAATGATGTGCGGCGTTTTGCGCGGGTCATCGTACCTGCAAATCTAACCATCCATATTTCAAGTACAGCAGAGACTGAAATATCTCTGTGTTTTGCGGGCTATGTCACATGCAAAAAGACCACAGTCATTGATTCGGGCGATGATATCTCTTATGCCATTCCGGGCGCACAATTAGGCTTTGCCGGCATGGTAAAGAGGTCAAAACATATTGTTATAAGGAGTGATTAAGATGGCGCAATTCCCTATCTTGCGTTTGACACGCGCAGGACATGAGCTTTCTGGTATGAGTCAGGGTGGAGGCAAACTCATCTTTGTCCGCGCTGAGCTCGGTGATGGGCAGATTGGTGAAGGAGAGTCTGTTGAGAATCTAACGGCTCTCAAACATCGAGTTATGCAATTGCCTCTGCAAGGATATCTCAACATGGGCAACGGCAAGGTTCGTCTCAGATTTGTTGTTGAAAACAGCTCGCTCACGGCGGGCTTTTTTAATCGGGAAATTGGTATTTTCGCAAAAATGGAAGGCGGAGAGGAACAACTCTACGCCTACACGAATGCAGGGAACTACGCCGACTACATCCCGAGCAAGGACACGCCGATCGACGGCGAAATCATCGACCTCCATATCATTATTGGCAATGCGTCGAACGTTACCATTGTGACGGAGAATAGTGCGTATGCAACGCAAGCAGATCTGAAGGAGCATAACGAAAGTTCCGACGCACACCAAGACATTCGCATCTTGATTGCAAACGCCGGCATCGCAATCCTCCAGCGCAGTCACACATATCAAGTCGGCGACATCGCCTACCACAAAGCTCTGCCGAGTTGGGCGCGTCTCGAATGCGTCAAGGCGGGCACGACAGGCACAACGTTGCCGGATAAAATCAAACAGACGCTCGAAAACGGGGGGTAATTATCCATGACGGTACAGTCGTGTGGATAATTGACGACATCCGCGACGGTACGCCCGTCGGAGCGGTGCGCGGGTCTCTCTATCTGCCGGCGGGTTACGTCAAAGCCAATGGCGCAACCGTACAGCGTGCGGACTATCCGCGCCTTGTAGCACTGGCAGACAAGCATAACCTCTGGACGGACAATACGGCCGCCAACGCGGGGGCGTTTGGCCGCGGCGATGGCGCGGCAACATTTGTGCTGCCCAACTGGACAGACCGCATGGTGCAGCTTGCGGGAGACGGTGCAGGAGCGACAGTGGCGGCGGGACTGCCCAACGTCAAAATCAGTTATCGTGACCGTATGTATACTGGCGGTGAGTCTTGGAGTTGGCAACCCGGACAGGAGCACAAAGTGCTCGAAGACAAACGGAAACAGGTAACCTTAGCGGTGGAAGATGGCCCGTATAGTTATGGTTCCGGAGATGGGTCTGTCTATGGCGGCGTTGTATCCATTGATGTGTCTAAATCCAACGCAATATACGGCGCAGTGGAAACAGTCCAGCCCGCGGCAGTCAAGATGCTGCCAATCATCAGATACTAAGACCTGCACTCCTAAGCGCAGGCGAAAGGAGCGTAATACATGACAACCAAAGCAGGACAACTCATCACGGACGGTAATGCTGTCTGGATACTGGACGACGTACGCGACGGTGCGCGGGTCGGCGATATCATCCTGCGCCCGACGTTACGCGACGGCTATATCAAAGCCAACGGTGCGACCGTCAAGGCATCAGAATATCCGCGTCTATTGGCGTGGGTGCAGGAGGCGGGCATGACCGTCACAGCGGAGCAGTACAAGACAGACTGCTCTAAGTACGTCTATGACGGCGCACAGGACAAGCTGACATTGCCCAATGCGACAGGGCGCGTCCTAATGGGAGGGGAGGCAGTTAAGTCTGTAGATGCGGGACTGCCGAATATCACGGGCGAAACGGTCGAGGGCTATTTGTTGTCACGACGTGTGGAGAATCCGCCTTCTTTTTCCGCAAAAGGTGTGATACATCTGGAATCAGCTGCAGAAAACGGGGCGGGACCGGGCGTGGAAAAACAAAATTATGCACGCTTAAAAATTGACGCGTCTCGATCTAATCCCATCTACGGACGTAGCGAAACCGTTCAGCCGCCCGCAATCACTCTCATTGCACAGATCAAATATTGAGGAGGAACAACATGGAGACAAAAACAGTCTACGCTTACAACAGCGACGGGAAATACATCGGCGAGCGTACCCTTGACGATACCGACAGATCGCCGATCTCTCGGGCGTGGCAAATCCCCGGCAACATGACCGAGGTCAAGCCTCCCGCGGCAAAGGAGGGCTATGACCTCTATTACAAGGGCGGCAAGTGGGAGCAGGTCGAGCAACCAAAGCCGGCCCCGACACCTGCACCGCCGGCGGACACCGAGCCGCAAGAACAGGACGTGCAGCCGGTGCCGGAGACGGAGCTTGCCATCATGGAGGGGATGGTCGATATGCAGGCACGCCTTGCAGCACTCGAAGCGAAGATGAAGGGAGGTGAGTAACATGGCAACGGAAGCAATCATCTACGGCTATTTGATAGTTGCATACGGCGTCCTTGTTAAGGGGGGTCGCTATGCGCTGTCACCGGAGGACAATCCTAAAAAGCTCAAGATTGTTTCGGAGTTGTACCGCGAAAAGGTCGCGGAATGGCTCGTCGAGCACCCCGCAGGATGACATAAGCCGTCATGATGGCATGGCGGCTTTTTGTATGGTCAGAAAGGAGATGGTCAGTATTGACTGATATTCTTTTGTTCCTGCGAGGGATAGTACCGACGCAGGTGCAGATCGAGTGGGGGGCGATCGTGTCGATGATCGGGACAGCGTGCTCGTACGCGCTCGGATGGAACGGGATTCTTGAGGCGCTCTTATTTGCGATGGTGATTGACTACATCTCCGGGCTCTTGGCCGCGTATATCAATCCGGGGATGAGGCTCGACAGCCGCAAGGGATTTCGCGGCATTGCCAAAAAGGTCATGATCCTGCTGCTTGTGTCACTTGCGCATTTTGTCGATCAGGCAACGGGACAGACGGTGGTGCAGATTGTTGCGGTCTGGTTCTTCCTCGGCAACGAGGGGCTCTCGATCATCGAGAACGCGGCAAATGCAGGCCTCCCCGTACCGCAGAAACTACGTGAGACGTTGGAGCAACTGCAAAGCGAAAAGAGGGCAAATCAGCCCGGAAAGGAGCAAAGTAATGAGTAGTCGTGTATTAAGTAAGTCGGACATGCGCCGCGTAACGCCTGCAGAGCTCGAGGTGCTCGCAGGACAGTACCGTGAGGCAATCGCAAACGCGGCACAGGAGCAGGGCCGCGAGACAAAGATCTATCTCCACTGGTCTGCGGGGCGCTACGAGCAATTCTGGAGCGACTATCACGTCCAGATCGACAAGGACGGCAGCATCTATGTCATCGGTGACGGTGAGCTGGATGATGTGCTGGCCGCGACATGGCGGCGCAACAGCGGGAGCGTCAGCATTGCAATCCTCGGGTGCCTCGGCGCAACGACCGACGACCTTGGGCAAGAGTCGCCAGCCCCCCAGCAGATTGAGGGGATGGCGCAGGCCATCGCCGCGCTCTGCAATGGTCTCTGGCTGACCATCGACAAGCAGCGTGTCCTGACGCACGGCGAGGCAGCCGACAACGAGGACGGCGTATATTCGCACGAGCCCTACGGGCCCAAAAACGGATGCGAGCGTTGGGACCTCGAGTATCTCGGTACACAGGAGAGCCCGACGTATAATCCGTGGGCTGAGGATGGCACGCGCGGCGGCGACGTGTTGCGCGGCAAGGCCAACTGGTATCGTAAATTTTGGAAGGACAACGGCGGTATCCCGAACAACTGAAAGGAGAAAACATCATGAGTAAGTGGACAGACATCAGAGACGCAATCGTCAAGGAGATCAGTGTCGATCAGGTGACCGAGGAGGTCAAGCAGCGTATCACGCGCGCTATCCTCAGCGAGTGCTTGCCCGCGATCGAGCAGGCGGTCGATAAGTTCGTAACGAAAATCAAGGAGCAGGCAAAGGATGAGCACGGCTGGTGCTATTGGCGGGATGCGGTCGTTCTTCCTGCAGTGATGCAGGGCGGAGTGTGGCTTGTCAAGCTCGTGTTGGATAAGTCGCTCGCGCCGACGGTCAAGGCGTAACTGCATAAGGAGAACTGAATAAGTGAATAGAGGGGACAGCGTATCGTGCGCCGTCCCCTCTATTTTTCTTTGTCTACAATTTGCCTACAAAATACCATGATTCGCCTTTCTGCATAGCTATTTTGTCTTTTTGCAAAAATATCGGGGTTATTCTCATACCCCCTTGTTATTACTGGGGTTGTAAGGTTGTATTTCTTGCTTGCTATATTGAAGTGGTAAACTAAAACT